TATCCCTACGCTCGCCCTCGTTGACGAGCTGCACCGGCACCCCTCGGGGGAGCTTTACGGGGTGTTTCGGGACGGATTGGGGCCTCGTCACGGACAGATGCTCACGATCTCGACCGCCGGCGCGAACCTCGACTCCCCGCTCGGCGTCCTTCGCGCCTCCGCCCACAAGCTGGAACGGTTCGAGCGCGATGAGAAGACCAAACGGACCCGCGCGATCTCCGATGACGGGTCTTTCGTGCTGCACGAGTGGTGCCTGGACCCCGCGGATGACCCGGCGAACATGAAGCTCGTGAAGAAGGCTAACCCGGCCTCCTGGCAGACGCTCAAGGGGCTCCAACAGCGTCACGATTCGCCTTCGACTACCCCGTGGCAGTGGCTGCGGTTCGCCTGCGGGGTATGGACGGAGGGGGAGGAGCCCTGGATCGACCCGAAGTCGTGGGATGTGCTCGCCGACGCCTCTCGCGACATCCCCGAGGGCGCTCAGGTGTGGATGGGAGTCGACCTTGGGGTGAAGCACGACTCGACGGCGATCGCGGTCGCTCATATCGCCGATGACGGGGTAGTGATCGTGCGGGTGGAGATCATGAAGCCCGAAGGCGTGCTCCCGATCGCAAGGGTCGAGGAGAAGATCCGCGAGGTTGCTGCGCGCTACACGGTGCAGAAGATCGCGTTCGACCCGTGGAGCTTCCGGCGTTCGGCAGAGATGCTTGAGTCCGAGGGCTTGCCGATGGAGGAATACCCGCAGTCGGCCGAGAAGATGTCGGTGGCCTCAGCGGCGCTCTACCGCGTCATCGACGGGGGACTTCTCGCTCACAACGGGGATCCGGTGCTGCGTTCTCACGTCTTGTCGGGTGTCACGAAGGAGACGGAGCGCGGTTGGAGGTTGCAGAAGGACCCGAAGTCCCGCCGCTCCATCGACGCGCTCATAGCCCTTACGATGGCCGTGCAGATGGCGACCGCGACCGACCGCTCCTCGGTGCCGATGATCGCGTTCGTCTGAGGCGTGACCCCAGCCGCATCGTGGAGGCGTGGCGATCTTCCGCAAGAAAGCTGTCGCGCCCGTTGAGGAGCGGTATTCGTTCCAGCAGTGGCTAGGGGAGTATTTCTCCTACGGCGGGCACCAGTACGGCTTCATGCCGCGCCAGACGCTCACCGGCACGACGGAGCCGATCTCGGGCAACTTCTCGGGCCTCGTCTCGGGCGCCTATCAGTCCAACGGGGTCGTGTTCGCGTGCTGCAAGGCCCGTCAGGACCTGTTCAGTGAGGCGCGGTTCCAGTTCCAGCGCATCCGCAAGGGCCGTCCGCAGGATCTGTTCTCGACCGCTGAACTTGCGATCCTAGAGACCCCCTGGCCGGGGGGAACGACGGGCGATCTGCTCTCAAGGATGATCCAGGACGCCGATATGGCGGGGAACTCTTTCACCGCTCGAACTGGGCAGACGTTATTCCGGATGCGACCGGACTGGGTAACGATCGTCATCGGTTCAGAGGACTCGGACGCGCAGGTGTGGGACCCCGGTACGGAGGTCGTCGGCTACATCTACCAGCCGGGAGGTCCGGCCTCCGGCCGTGACCCGGTGACGTTCCTCGCGGATCAGGTCGCGCACTTCGCGCCCATCCCAGACCCCTTGTCGCCGTTCAGGGGGATGTCATGGCTCCAACCGATCATCACCGAGATCGAGGGCGACTCCTCCGCCACCGGACACAAGAAGAAGTTCTTCGACAACGGCGCGACGGTGAACCTCGTCGTCACCGTGGACGCGAGCGTGCAGCGGGAGATGTTCGACCATCTCCGCGAGGTGTTCGCGAAGGACCACGAGGGCGTAGCCAACGCCTACCGCACACTGTTCCTCGGTGGCGGGGCGGATGCTAAGACCATCGGCGCGGACTTTCAGCAGATGGACTTCAAGGTCACCCAAGGCGCTGGGGAGACGCGCATCGCCGCAGCCTCCGGCATACATCCCACCATCGTCGGCCTCTCGGAAGGCTTGCAGGGCTCATCTCTGAACGCGGGGAACTTCGGCGCCGCGCGAAGGTTGACGGCCGACAAGACCATCCGACCCCTCTGGCGCAACGCCGCCGGCTCTCTATCGAACATCATCCGCGTCCCCTCGGACTCACGGCTCTGGTACGACCCGCGTGACGTGGCCTTCCTCCAGGAGGACGAGAAGGACGCCGCAGCCATCCAGCAGGTCAACGCGCAGTCCATGAAGTCGCTGATCGAAGCGGGGTTCGAGCCCGAGTCCGTCATCGCTGCCGTGACGGCCGATGACCTGACGCTGTTGAAGCACTCCGGTCTCGTGTCGGTGCAGCTCCAGCCGCCGGGGACCGTGATGACCCCGACGCCCAACGGGAACGGCCAGCCGAAGCCCGCCACGAACGGAGGTACGCCGTGACACCTGTCCCAACATCTGAGCAGATGGAACCGAAACGGCTCCCCCGCGAGAACCTCGTGCGCGCGATGCCACGCGGCTCGGTCGAACTTCGCGCCACCGAGAACGGGGATATGCCGGTCATGGCCGGCCACTTCGCCGTCTTCAACGAATGGACGCGGATCGACTCTGTCTTCGAGGGCACGTTCATGGAGCGCATCGCTCCGAAGTCCTTCGCGAAGACGTTCGACGAGAACCGCGACGTGATCAAGGTCACGTTCAACCACGGCCACGACCCGTCGATGGGCGACAAGGTACTCGGGCCGATCGAGATGTTGTCGGAGGACCGCACGGGCGCGGCGTATGCGGTCCCGCTTCTCGACACGTCGTACAACCGCGACCTGCTTCCTGGCCTAGAGGCGGGGCTGTACGGATCGAGCTTCCGGTTCCGCGTGTTGCGCGAGGACGTGGACAACGACCCCGGCGCCTCGGACCACAACCCCGACAACCTGCCGGAGCGGACGATCCGCGAGGCTGAGGTCTTCGAGTTCGGCCCCGTGACATTCCCCGCCTACGGCGGAGCGACCGCCGGGGTTCGCTCGATGACTGACGAGTTCATCTTCGACGGCTTCACGAATGACCCGAAACGGTTGGTGGAGCTGATCGACAACACCCGAGCCCTGACGCTCAAGAGCTTGAAGGGCGAAGACCCTGAACCAGTACCCGCACCGGACCCGGCGCCGGCTGAGGCCACCCCGGAACCCGTGAGCGTGGAAACCTCGAAGGAGGAGAACGTGACCGTAGATATCGACCGCTTCACATCCCTGGATGACCTCGGCCATCGTCGCGGCGAGGTGCAGTCCAGGATGGAAGAGATCCAGAACGAGTACGGCGTCCGAGCTTTCACCACGGAGGCGCAGACGGAGTTCGAGGAGCTGACCGAAGAGCGGACGGCCATCGACGCAAGGGTGGCGGACGTGCAGAAGCGTCTGGCGACCGTGGCTACCAACGGTGCCGATCCGGCGAAGGTCGAGAAGCCCGTGGACTTCCAGGTTCGGAAGGCCCAGCCGCAGAACATCTACGACAAGGCTGCGGTCTACCGAGACGCTCGTTCACCGGAGAACGCCTCGGAGCTGTTCCGCGACAACGCGATGCGGACCATCGAGGGCGCGGTGTTCCCCCACGAGCGGGCCAACCAGGCCGAGCAGAAGGGGAACGTCGAGAAGCTGCTCAAGACGTCGGACACGGCGGACGCGGAGATCGCGCGGCGGATCCTCACCACCGGGAACCCGACATATCGTCGGGCGTTCGGGAAGGCGATCAAGGCTGGGTCGCTCGACACGCTCACGAACGAAGAGCGGACGGTCATGGCCGAGGGCGCGGGCGCGACGGGTGGATTCGCCATCACCTTCGATCTCGACCCGACCATCGTCAGGACGTCCAACGGTGCGGTGAACCCGTTCCGCAGGGCGTGTCGCGTCGTGTCCATCTCGGGAACGAACGAGTGGCGCGGAGTGTCATCGGGTGCCGTGGTCGCGACGTATGAGGCCGAGGCGACCGAAGCCGTGGATCGCTCCCCGACGCTGGCCCAGCCCGCGTTCATCACGAACCGGGCGCAGACGTTCATCCCGTTCTCGATCGAGTTGGATCAGGACTGGGGCGGATTGCAGGGCGAGCTGGCGGGGCTGATTCAGGACTCGAAGGACACGCTCGAGGCCGCACAGTTCGCGACCGGTGTCGGCACGACGGTGTTCCCCCAGGGGATCACGGTCGGCGCCACCGTCACCGCAACGACCGGCACGACGACGGTGCTCGCGGTGAACGACATCTACAAGACGGAGGAGGCGCTGCCTCCGCGGTTCCGTCCGCGGGCGCAGTGGTTCGCGAACCGCTTCATCTACAACAAGGTCCGCCAGCTCGACACCGCCGGCGGGGCGAACCTGTGGGTAAACGACCTGCGGACCGGCCTCCCGTCCAACGAGACAGGCAACACCGGATACAACCTCATCGGCTACCCAGCCAACGAGGCATCCGGCATGGCCGCGTCGCTCGCGACCACCACGAAGCTCGCCGTTCTCGGCGATCCGAACTTCTTCGTGATCGTGGAGCGGGTCGGTCTCGACATCGAGCTGATCCCGCACCTGTTCGGCACCACGGCGAACTACCCGAGCGGTCAGCGCGGCATCTACGCGATGTGGCGCAACACCGGTCGGGTGCTGAACGCGGCAGGGTTCGTCACCTTGGTCGGGCTGTAAACCGAGGATGGGGGAGGGCTTCGGCCCTCCCCTCCCTGGGAAGGGAGAACGATGGCAGCACCGAAGAAGACCACCGACCTCTACGTCGCCACGGAATCGTTCGTGGATCAGGAGGGGAACTCCTTCCACAAGGACATCTCGCGCGTGTCCGGGGCGCTCGTGGCGAAGAACCACTGGGAACACCTGTTCAAGCCGATCGAGACGTCGTATCCTCAGATCGAGGCCGCGACCGCTGCGCCCGGCGAGAAGCGAGGGGACGCCTAAGTGCCGGTCATCTCCACCCGCGGTGAGAACCCGGCGGTCCTATCCGTCACGCAGACGGGCAACGGCGATTCGACGAACATCGCATCCCGCCAGATGGTGCCGCTCATCGGCGGCGGCGCGGTGGTCATCACGTCGGCCATCGGCGCGACTCCGACTGTGACCGTGAACATCCAGGGATCAGTAGACGGGGTGGCCTACTTCAACGTCCCCTACGCCCTCGTCGCGACCCCGCGGACCTTCGTACTCACCGCCATCACGATCACGACGGCTGTGACCACGACCTACCTGCTCCAGGAGAACATCCCCTATCGCTTCCTGAAGCTCGTCTACTCCGCGAACACGAACGTGACCCTCGACGCCACCGCCTACCTATGAGCCCACTCTCGCTCACAAGCATGCAACCTGACGAAGAGCCAACCGTGATCGTCGAGGAGAACGAAGACGGCACCACGACCGTGGAGCTCGAAGCTCCAACCATCGATCCAACACTCGCCGTAAACGCGGCGCTGACGTAGAGGAGGTAAGGAAATGGCAGGAGCAGCTTTCGCGGCAGTCAACGCCACAGCTGGCGCCGCCGCGCCGAAGTCACAGGTTGGGATCGTGGCCGCCACCGTGCGGTGTAGGGTTCGAGGGTTCCACATCGGC